ACGGCGCAATGGACAAAGAAGGCACGGCACGCACAATTGTGGACACCTTGAACAATTCCTACTATCGCGGCACAGGCGGCGCAACTGCACTGCAAATAGCATGACGCAATGGAATCCAGTTTGGAAGGTTGAAATCGACGGCGTTGAATACACAAACGCGGTTTTGGCAAATCTAACAATTCAAAGCGGTCGAACAAACATTTATGAGCAGGCGCAGGCGGGATACACCAACATTCAGCTGATTGACGTCAATCAGGTATCAATCCCCGTGGCGATCAATTCAACAATTTCAATTCAGGTTAAAGACACGTCAAACACGTTTGTGCCAATTTTTGGCGGTAACGTCGTGGACATTGGGTTGGAAGTGCGTGACGTGGGTTCAACCATGTTTACACAAACTTATTCGATCACCGCATTGGGCGCATTGGCACGTTTGCCAAAAGCCTTGACCAATGGTGTTTTGGCGAAGGATTTTGACGGCGATCAAATTTGGGAAATCCTTTCAGACCTTTTGCTAAACACTTGGGCTGAAGTGCCAGGGGGCTTGACGTGGGCGACTTACAACCCGACGACAACCTGGGCAACTGCCGAAAACGTAGGTTTGGGCGAAATCGACCGACCAGGCGATTATGAATTGGCAGCGCGTTCAAGCGATCGAACCGACGTTTATTCATTGGTTTCAGCCCTGGCAACTTCAGGGCTTGGCTACATTTATGAGGACGCCTACGGGCGAATTTCATACGCCAGCGCATTGCACCGAAGCCTTTATTTACAGGCAAACGGGTATGTGCAAATTACCGCCAACCAGGCGCGTGCAGCGGGGTTGCGTACTGAAACCCGTGCAGGCGACGTCCGCAACAATTTAACAATCAAATACGGCGCAACCAGCAGCAGCGAACGTTCAGCCAGCAACACGGCTTCAATCAATACTTACGGCACACTTTCACAAATCATTACCACGACCCTGCACAATGCCGCTGACGCGACCGCCCAGGCAAATTTCTATTTGGCATTGAGAAAAGACCCGCAGCCAATCTTCAGTGAAATCACTTATGACTTGACCAATCCTGAAGTGGACAATGCAGACCGTGACGCATTGATCGAAGTTTTCATGGGAATGCCCGTTGCGATCAATGACCTACCCAGCAACATGGGGTCAATCTTCCAGGGCTTCGTCGAGGGTTGGACATTCCGCGCGGGTTACAACACCCTTTCGGTTTCACTAAATCTTTCGCCCGTTGCTTACTCATTGCAGGCATTGCAGTGGGACGAAATTGCAAACACTTTCACGTGGTCAAGCGTGTCGCCGACACTTGACTGGGCACGTGCAACAATTATCACCTAAGAAGGAGACAACCTATGACGAACCCGACCACCCCCTTTTCGTGGCAAATGCCGACGGCGAGTGACCTTGTCACGGACTTGCCTGCTGATTTTGAAACATTTGGTCAAGCCGTTGCCACTTCAATGGCTGACTTGCTTGGCGGCACAACTGGTCAGGTTTTGTCTAAGGCGTCAAACACTGACATGGACTTTACATGGGTTGCACAAGACGACTCAAATGCAATCCAAAACGCAATCGTTGACGCAAAGGGTGATCTCATTGCAGCTAGTGCAGCAGATACCCCTGCCCGCCTAGCAGTAGGCGCAAATAACACAGTGCTTATTGCAGACTCAGCCGAAGCAACAGGATTAAAGTGGGGCGGTGGCTTTACTACTTGGACACCTACTTACCCAAGCGGATTAACAGCAGGAAACGGCACACTTTTGTGGGCGCGTTATAACAAAATTGGAAAAATGGTTCATGCTGAATTTGGTTTTGAGTTAGGTTCGACAAGTGCGATCACAGGTTCAATTTACGTTTCATTACCATCAACACCAAAAAACACTACTGGAACGCCAGCAGCAGGTGCAGCGGTGTTTCTTGATGCTGGTGTTGCAATTTATCCTGCATTTCCAGTCATAACTGGCGGCAATTGTGAACTTTTCGGTATTTATGCAGGCGGAACGTATGCAAGTTATGCAGTAACAACAGGAAGCGTTCCTTTTACATGGGGCACAACTGACAAAATTTATTTCAACATAACTTATGAGGAGGCGTAAAATGTCATTTTTATTCAATCCAAAATTTCCAGATGCAACAAATGAGCAAAAATGGGAACAGATAAAGTTGTGGCGTAATGCGCAACTTTCTGCTTCAGACTGGACAATGCACACAGATGCACCTACTGACAAAGTCAAGTGGGCTGCTTATCGTCAAGCATTGCGCGATTTACCTGCACAGGCTGGAAAAGCAGACGACGCAGAATTCCCAGTTGCGCCATGAGTTACCCGCAAGGCACAAACGCACGTCTGATCGAAGTTGCAGTAGCTGAAGTTGGCACGATCGAAGAAGGCGACAACCTGACAAAGTATGGCAAATTCACAAAGGCAGACGGGTTGCCCTGGTGCGGTTCATTTGTCAATTGGTGTGCAGCCCAAGCAGGCGTCAAGATTCATTCAGTTGTTGGAACTGCAATCGGCGCACATAAATTCAAAGAAATTCAACGTTGGTCAGGCATGCCACAATTGGGATACCTGGCATTTATGGATTTTCCACACGACGGCGTTGACCGCATTTCACACATTGGCATTGTGGTCGGACTTATCGACACAAAGACTTGCTTGACGATCGAAGGCAACACCAGCGGGACAGGCGACCAACGCAATGGCGGCATGGTCATGGTGAAGGTTCGGTCATACGGTGAAGGCAAGGAAATCGTCGGTTTTGGTATTCCAAAATTTGTGCCCTATAAGGGAGAATTTCCAAAGATCGAAATACCAACCACGGCAGCGAAGCCAAAGAAGGAGACGAAAAAATGGAACAAGCCAAAGCCCTAGCAGCGTCCTGGGCGCGTTCATTCATGGCGGCAGCACTTGCCCTATTCATGGCGGGTGTTACTGACCCGAAGACCCTTGCAATGGCAGGTGCAGCAGCAGTTGCACCAGTTGTCTTGCGCTGGTTAAATCCAAACGATAAAGCCTTCGGTTCTACGGGGAAGTGAACCGACGATTCGCGGCGGCAGGGTTGGTTTGGGCACTTGCACTAGCCCTGACCGCCTGCGGGTATCAAGGGTGGGTGCGTTATGAATGTCAAGAATTCGACAACTGGGCAAAAGCGGAATGCCAAAAACCACAGTGCGTCCCGACTGGAACATGCACTGACGACCTACTTGGAATTGAATCGGAACAGACCCGCACGCCGTAAGTCGCCCGAAGAAATCCACGCGCAGCTGATTTTGATAATTGGCACAACGCTGGCAATGGTGTTTTTGATCGTCACCCTGGGAATTACCTACGCACTTATTTTCGTCACGCAACCAGTCAGCGCGCAAGCACCCAATGACGCAGCATTCATTGATCTATTGAAGACACTGGCAATTTTCCTGACTGGTTCATTGGGCGGGGTACTTGCTGGCAACGGACTGAAATCAAAGCCAAAGCCTGGAGACACGCCGACAAACACGCAAGGTTCTTGACCGCGCGCCAATCATGCGTCACCCTGAGTTCAGGTGGTAGCAGTTACCACCTAGAATCGGGAGAATTCAAAATGGTACTTGATCTACTAGACCCTGAGACATTGGGGCGTTTGGTCGGGGTAATTGTCCTCATGGTTATGGCAGCCGCTGCGGGTTACGCAAAAGGCTTCAAAGAAGGCAAGCGCGAAGGCATGGCACGCCGTAAGGCAATGATTCGCCACATGGCAAACAAGGCGGTCAAATAATGGCTGGCTTCCTGGACAACTACGAAGACGTTGCAGCACGAATCAAACGTTTTTGGGAGACACACCCAACTGGGCGAATTGAAAACCACATTGTCGAATTCAATGCTGAAAAGGGTTTCATTCTTGTTCAGACCCAAATCTTCAAAGAGTACGAAGACGAAAAGCCTTCGGCGATCGATTACGCATTCGGCAACGTCGCAACATACAACGTCCAAATGAAAAAATTCTTTTGCGAAGATACGGTCACAAGCAGCATTGGACGTGCCATTGGTCTTTTGCTTGGTACAGATAAGCGACCAACCCGCCAGGACATGGAAAAGGTTGAAACAATCAGCACAACGGTTGCCAAATCAACGGCTGACGACTATGACCCGTGGACAAAGAAGTTTGGTGACGTGCCCAGTTACAAGACCGCAGCTGAAGCCGAACAGTCAGGCATTCCGTCATTGGGTTCATCAATGGACGAAGTCGCAAAACAATTGGGCGGTCAATTGGTAGCCGAAGCACCACAGTGCAGTCACGGTCACCGCATTTGGAAGCAAGCCCACGAAGGCGCACCGAAGAATTGGGGCGGTTATTTTTGCACTGAACGCACAAAGGCGACGCAGTGCGCCCCCGCTTGGTACGTTTTGGGCAGTGACGGAAAGTGGAAGCCACAGGTATGAGTGATTACATGGAATTGATCAACCCGCAGACAATGATTTGCAAATTGCTGAAGCATGGTGAAGTAATCGCCGAATACAAAGTTGAACAATGCGACGGGTGCGCCAAGATCACCAAACTGGACGCCTTCGGTTACAAGATAGGGCAGGCAGGCGAAAAACTTGCCTGGTTGTGTGGCGGTTGCAGATGAAAATGCAATTGTCCCGGGACGAAGAAATCATGTGCATGTTGGCAGCAGTCAAATTGTGCGTGGACAACAACAAATTCATGGACAACCCCCAACGTCACCAAAAGGAAATGGGAACGTTTGAGTACTTGGTTGAATCAGCTGAAGCAATTGGCAGTGAATGGGTTGTTGCCAAATACTTCGATCTTCCATTCAACCCGTATGAAAACAAATTCAAAACAAAGGCTGACGTAGGCAATGCAATTGAAGTGCGCTGGACAAAGTACGTCACAGGGCAGCTGATAATTCATGAATACGATCGACCAAATGACATTGCAGTGCTGGTCACTGGGCAATCGCCACACTATTTCATTGCTGGGTGGATTCCCGTCGCAATGGCGCAACGTCCGAAGTATCGCCACAGTAAGCAACCCAATTGGTGGGTCACGCAAATCAATCTTCAGCCAATCGAGAATTTGAGGAAATCCACCTATGGACAAAGTGCAATTTGAATGCCGAATGTGCAAGAAGAAGACCAGCCAAATGGTCGTCAACATAACCGATTTACTTCCACCAGGTGTCGCCACGATTCAATGCACAGTGTGCAGTTGCATGACGGTTGCACAGATAGGCGATTCCAATGCCAATCTATGAGTTTGAATGCACAGTGTGCAAAATCCGTGTTGAAGTGGATAAGTCAATCCATGACGAAAACCAACCAATCTGCTGCGGGACAAACATGAGTCGCAGGTACTCAACTTTTGGCATTTCATTCAAGGGCGAAGGGTGGGGTCACCAGTGATCAATCCAAAAGACATTCACAAAGCAACCGACGGCAAGATTTACAGTTTCAGCGGCTTCAGCGGCGTTATGAATTGCAGCCAATGCGACGACGACACAATGGTCAATGAATACGACCGTGATGACGGGCTAGTTGTTTGGTTTTGCAAGAAGTGTGAAGATAGGTTGCATTTATGAGTTATCCACAGAAGTTATACACAGGGTGCAAAAGGTTGTGGGACACGCCCAAACCCATGCGGGAAGTTATTCATCACTTGACTGGGGGGTGTACGCTTGACGCATACAACAACACCCCGAATTTAGAGGGTAAAACAAAGAATGAAGTTCTTTCAAATAATCTTGAAAAGAAAAAAATAAATAAAAAAAGACTTCAAATGTTGTTGTTAATCACTGGCTTCAGCGCACCGATAGGGGCAAGCCCTGCCGTATCAGCTGCTTATTCAATCGATCATTTGAAACTCTATGCACATTCAAGAATTCTCGATTACAAGGAATTTCAGTGCTTCAACAAGATCATCACGAAAGAATCAAGGTGGTCATACACCGCACGCAATGGCAGTCACTTCGGTTTGGGTCAGATGAGATCGAAGCACTACCGTGACCTTGACCCATTCAGACAGATAGACGCTTCATTGAAATACATAACAGTTCGTTATCAAACGCCATGCAATGCGTGGGCATTTCATCAAGCCAATGGGTATTACTAATGAGCGCACTCAAAGACAATGGTTCAACCAGTAAGTGGCGAAAGATTCGAAGCCGTATCCTTCAACGTGACGGTTACACTTGCCAGCATTGTGGTGGCGAAGCCAATTCAGTTGACCACATAGTGCCACGCACCTTGAACGGCACAGACGACGAGTGGAATCTGCAATCCCTATGCACGCCGTGCAATTCTGCGAAGGGGGGGCGGTTTTTTAATAGCCCAGGGACACCCCTGACCCTTCCTGGTTTAATTTCCCCACCAAACGATTCGAGAAGCCATGAAAACGACTGAGAAGCCCTCAAAAGGTCACCAAACGGGCACAGAAGCCCTCAATAGCCCTGAATCGGTTTTGGGTAGGGACGCAGACCTGCAAATCCCGCTAATCGGCGTACAAACCCCGCGAATTCACACGCCACTGAACGATTTACCTTCACGCGGGGGTGAATTGATCGACTTGGCGACCAGTTTGAAGATCGATCTTATGGAATGGCAGAAATTTGCACTTATCCACACACACAAAGTCAAGCCTGACGGACGCTGGGCTTCACCCGTCAACACCATTGTGGTTGCACGTCAGAATGGCAAATCCTTTTTGCAGCTGATCAGAATCCTGGGCGGTCTTTTCCTATGGGACGAAAATCTGCAAATTGGTTCGGCGCACCGACTTTCAACGTCGCTGGAACAATTCAGGGCAATGGTTCAAATCATTGAAGGCAATGACAATTTGGCAAAACAGGTCAAGAAGATTCGCTGGCAACACGGTGGCGAGGAAATCGAAACCTTGACGGGTAACCGATTCATTGTGCGTGCGGGCGGTTCGGCTGCCCGTGGTGTTTCCCGACCTTCAACAATTCACCTGGACGAATTGCGCGAAATGAACGACATTGAGAGTTTTGCGTCGCTTCGCTACACACTCATGGCTGCGGCAAACCCAATGGTCATGGCGTACACAAACGCGGGCGATTCTTCCAGCGTTGTGTTGAACCAGTTTCGTGAACGGGCGTTGGCAAGCATTGCAGGCGTTGACGACGACATTGGGTATTTCGAATGGTCAGCACCGACCGACGAAATCAGCGTGGAAAACGCACGGCACGCCAATCCTTCAATGGGCACACTGATTCACGCTGACAACATCAAAAGCGTATTGAACGACCCTGCCGACGTTGTCATGACTGAAGTGTTGTGCCGCTGGGTTGTGGCGATCAACAGTGCGGTCGATTCTGCTTCATGGGGTAATTGCCTAGACAAAGCAGCTGACCTGGACATTGACAAATTGACCTGGTTGGCAATTGACCTTTCACCCGATAGACGCCACGCCAGTTTGGTCGGCGCGCAGAAATTGCCGAACGAAGAATTCGTGGTGAAATTGTTGCACACCTGGCAAAACGATCTTCAACTGGACGATAAGGCAATCGCAAACGACTTGGCAGATTACGCGCGAAAGTATCCGACGGAATACGTCCTATACAGTCGAAAGACCAGCGCAGCCGTAGCCGCGCGCCTTGCACCTGCTGGAATCCCGATTTTCGACATGGACGGGGTCTATCCACAGGCGTGTGACGAAATGCTGAGTGCTATCAATAGCGGTCGGTTAAAACACAGGGGGCAGTCACAGTTGTCCGAAGAAGTTTTGGCGGCGGTTCAATTGCGTCGTGGTGACGGTGGCTGGGTTATCGGGCGCAGGGCGTCACAGTCGGTTGTTTGCGGTGCGGTGGCAGTCGCCCTTGCAACACACTTCGCGACACGCCCAGACAATGATCTTGACATCATGGTTGGTTGATCGTATAAGCCTGACACAATTTGGGCATGGGTTATTTTGATTTATTCACGCCAAAGGTTAAGGCTGCCGTTCCAGTCGAAGCCACCAACGTGGACGCAGCTGCTATTGCGCCGTACTATTCTGAAGTAGGAAATTTATTCCTATTCGGCGGCGTGATAACGGCTTCGCGTGCCGAAGCAATGAGTGTTCCTACTTGCGCCCGCGCGCTGGGAATCATTCAAACAATTGCGTCACTTCCAATGCACACACGCAACGAAGCAACGGGCGAAAAAATAACGCAACCACGCGTGATCAACCAGCCTGACCCACGAATCCCAGGTGCAACATTTTGGTCATGGATTATTTCAGACTTGTTTTTCTTTCCTTCAGCGTATGCGTACGTTATGGACAGATACGCAGACACAGGAAAAATTCGTGCGATGGAACGCGTTGCACCTGAGCGCGTAACCATTCAAACCAATGGCATGGGTTATGAAATTGTTTCGTATCAGATCGACGGTTCGTACGTTGACCCTGCAAACCTGGTTGTTTTCCAGGGCACGCAAGAGGGTTTGCTAAGTCGTGCAGGTCGAACAATCAAGGCTGCTGCTGCACTTGAACGCGCTGCAATGAATTTCGCAGTTGAACCAATCCCACAAATGGTTTTGAAATCCAATGGCACATCACTTCCAGCCGATCGTGTTTCAAAATTGCTGAGCGCATGGCGCACCGCGCGTGCAAACAAATCAACGGCGTTTTTGAATGCTGACGTAACACTTGAAACATTGGGCTATGACCCAAAGAATTTGCAGCTGAACGAAGCGCGCAATTACGTTGCCCTTGAATTATCGCGTGCATGTGGTCTGCCTGCATACTTCACGGATTCACAACAATCTTCATTCACTTATTCAAACGCACTTGATAAGCGTCGCGACCTGGTTGATTTTGCATTCCGCAATTTCATGTCAATCATTGAACAACGTTTGTCATTTGCTGATTTCACACCAGCAGGCAACAAAGTTTCATTTGACCTAGACGATTTCTTGCGTGGCAATCCTTACGAGCGCGCGCAGGTTTATGAAATCTTGAATCGTATCGGCGCAATGTCGATCGACGAAATACGCGAGGAAGAAGACATGCTGCTATGAAAAAAGTAATCACACCAATGCAAATCACAGCGGCAGATTCAAACAGTCGCACCATTTCCGGGCGCATTGTCACGTTTGAGGAAACTGGTAACGCTTCAATTGGCAAGGTTCAATTTGCTGCGGGTTCAATCGAACCAACCGCCGTTTTGTTAAACCTTGAACATGACCGTACACGTCGAATCGGTAAAACACTTTCAATTGAATCAAGCGAAAAGGGAATTGACGCGACTTTCAAAATCGCTGAGACAACCGCAGGCAATGACGCATTGGTTGAAGCGCAAGAAGGTTTGCGCGACGGTTTCAGCGTTGAAGTTTCATTTGACGAATACGAAACACTCAAAGACGGAACAGTCCGCATTCTTATGGGTGAATTGACAGGCGTTGCACTAACTAGCGAACCCGCCATTCGATCAGCACGCGTCGAATCAGTCGCCGCAACTGAAGAAGAAATTTCAGATTCGACAATCGAACCTGAAGCACCACAACCAACAGAAGGAGAAGACGAAGTGGAAGACACCGTCAAAGACGCTGCAACCGCCGAAACGGTTGAAGCCGCCCAGTCAATCACCGCAACTGCAAATGCAGTTGGTGGTTGGAAAGCAACACCACGCATTGAGATCACTGCTGCGAAGTACCTTGAAAACAAGGTTCTCGCTGCAACAGGTGACGAGACTGCGCGCCAGTACGTTCTAGCAGCTGACAACACAACAGACAACGCAGGACTTGTTCCTACACGTCAGTTGTCAGAAGTTATCAACGGACTATCAACAACAATCCGCCCAAGCATTGACGCGATTTCTCGCGGCACATTGCCTGACGCTGGTATGACTTTTGAAATTCCAAAGATCACTGCTGCACCAACAGTTGCAATTGCTGCTGAAGATGCGATTTTCTCAGATACAGATCAAAACAGCGCATTCCTATCAGTGGACGTCAAGAAGTTTGCAGGTCAGCAAAAATTCTCAGTAGAGTTGTTGACACGCACTAGCCCATTGTTCTACGACGAACTACTTCGCAACATGGTTGCTGCAATGGCGAAGGCGCAAGACGCTTACGCAAACGCACAGTTGGTTGCAGGCGCAACTGCTGACGGTACAGGAATCACAACATACCCAACGGCTGCTGAGTTGCTTGGTGTTATCGCACGCGGTTCAGCAAGCGTTTATGCTGCAACTGCTGGTCTTGCAAATCCATTTGCACGCAACATTTTGGTGAACACTTCACAGTGGTCAAACCTAATGTCGCTCAACGATTCAGGTCGTCCGATCTACAACGAAGTAACAAACCCAATGAATCAGCCAGGACTTGCAACACCTGGTTCACTTCGTGGACGCGTTGCTGGTCTTGACCTTTATGTCACCGCAAACACTGCTGCGACAACAGACACAGATGATTCAATCATGATCATCAACCCTGACGCATACACATGGTACGAGGGAACTTCATACCAGTTGCGCGCAGAGTCAACCGCTGACGGTTCAATCACAGTCGGTGTTTATTCATTCGGTGCAGTTGCGACAAAGATCGCGGCAGGCGCATTTGGTGTGAATAAGTCGTAATCGACAAAAACTAATCATGCGGCGGGTTCTCCCGATCTCGCCGCAGCCGATCGAAAGGAAACGGACATGCCAGCCATTGTCACTGCGAGTCAATTGCGTACGGTGCTTGGCGTGTCCGTTTCACTTTATTCAGACAGTTACCTGGACGAAATCATCAACACCGCCGAAGCCGTCATTTTGCCCATGCTGGTTGCAAACACTTCGGCAATTCAGTCTTACAAATTAGAGTCAAACGTCGCTTATTTCTACACTGAGCGCAATCACCATTTTGTGGCAGGTCAATCAGTCATTGTGACTGGGTTGCCAGCACCGTTCACCGCAACACATACAGTCGTTACCGCAACGCCTTATTCATTCACCGCTGCATTGACTTCATCAAATGTCACATTGCGCGAGATCATTCCAATGGGCACGGCAACACTTCAGGGCTATTCAGCAGCTGATCTATACGCAACCAGCGCGCCAATCGAATCGGCAATTTTGGCAGTGAGCGTGGAAGTCTTCCAGTCACGCGTTGCAGCAGGCGGTCAGATCGAAGGCGTCGATTTTGCCAGCACGCCTTATCGAATGGGTCGCAGTTTGACCAACCGCGTGTCAACCTTGCTTCAGCCATTTTTGGACGTCGAAACGGTCGTTCAATAAATGCCAGCAAACGCAGTTTCGGAAACCCGCGCAGCCTTAGCCAACGCCTTTTCATCACTTTCGGCGACTTGCTATGCGTCCGTTCCTGAATCACCAATCCCGCCAGCAATTGTCATTGTGCCTGATTCGCCGTACATGGAAGTTGTGCTAATTGGTAAAGGTTCAACAAAGGTCAAGATCAATTTTGCAATCACTGCCATTGTTGCTTCAAATAGCAACGCAGGATCACTGGACAACCTGGAAAAACTCATCATAGGAATTCTTGCGGCAATGCCCGCAGGATACGTCGTGGGCGTTGTTGAAAAGCCAACGGTGTTGGAAGTAGGACAAAGCCCAATGCTGGTTGCTGACATCAATGTTTCGACTTACTACACTCAAACAAACTAGGGGACAAAATGCCAACGACAATCATTACGGGTCGCGATTTAGTCGTGACCATTGCCACAGTTAACTACGACGCGCAGGCGACCAGCGCAGTGCTTGCAAATAGCCCAACCGTTGAGACTTACCAAACACTTGACGGCAAGGCTTACAAGCACATTGACGACCAGTGGACATTCGACGTTTCAATGCTTGCTGACTGGGGCGCGTCAGG